ACTAAAATTCGTCACATCGAGGCTGACCGTTTTTAGATCCAACAACCATCGGCTTTGAACGGCTTCTGCAAAAATGTTTACGCTGATTTCGTTAGTGGCAGCGCCTAGCACTGCTTCGGATCGGTCGCCGCCCTTACTGCCTGCACCAGTCGAAACAGCAAAGGGCAGAAAGCTATATGTGACTCCGCTGTAAGTTCTTGTTAAATTGACTGAAAAATTTTGATAGGCGTAAACGGTTGGTGTGGACGAGTCCTGCATAAACCGTGCATAGTTGACGAAGGCAAATGCGCTCATTAGCTAAGTCCTACTTTTTTCCTTGTTTTAACACTACCTTGTAAAGCCGAGAGTGTCAGCGATCTGCCGCGTTCAGCCGCCTGAGCCATGCCCTGACGATGCTGTTCTGCTGTGACGTACTCGACGTTATTTATGACCGTCGATTCATATCGAATGTCCAGCGGTTGCATGGCTTTGGCTTGCTGGTTGTTCAGCTGTTCGCGGGTGCTAGCAACGGCTCGTTGGCGGTCCAGCTGTTCGCGGGTGCTGGTAGCGGCTTGCTGGTTGTTCAGCTGTTCGCGGGTGCTGATAGCGGCTTGCTGATTGTTCAGCTGCTGACGGGTTTCGCTATTAGATAGCACCCTGCCGCTGGTGGATGGAACCATGAGCTCCATTCCACGTTCGCCCACGATGTAGGGCTCGTTTGCGGTAACTGGGCCGCCGTTTGCACGAAGACCTCCTCTTGAAGCTATGTCCGTAAAAATATCGCCACCGCCACCACCGCCACCACCGCCACCACCGCCAAAGGCGCTTCCAAGTATGTTTAGTGCCTTCATCACCAACGCCTTAGCAATCATCTGAGTCGCCATATCAATGAAGGCTTTGCCGATGTTGGCAAACATGTCGCTAAAGGCTTCCTCTACCGAACCAGTGCCCGTGATAATTGACTGCACCGCAGATGACATTGCAGTAGCGGCTTCGTTTGCAATAAAGCCGTACTTCTCCATTAACTGGTTCTGACGCAACTCTGCCTGCTCTACTTGGTCTAAAACCGGCAAAAGCTCTTCAAGTTTTTGTCTACGTTCTTCTAAACCCTTTATGTTGTCCGCAATAATTTGATTACTGGGGTCTGCTTCTAGTTTTTTATTCAAAATACTTACTTGAGTATCTATGTCTCTGTATACGTCTTCTGTTCGACGAAGTTGTTCGATTCTAAGATTTAACATGTCTGAATCGTCGCCTCCAAATGGCGAAGCAATCCTGCGTTCCACGTCCGCAATATTGCGTGTAAAGCCCCGCTCAATACCGGCAGTTTCTTCTGCTTGCTGTAAGGCGTTAATTTCTTTTTGTACTCTAAGTTGCTCTTTTTGCTGTCGTACTTGTTGTAATTGGGTAAAATATATGCGTTCAAGAGTGTCGTATTGCGTGTTATACGTGTTAAACAAATGTTCTGCTTCTTCCTGAGATTTTGCTTGTGAAGCTCGCTGTTTATACTGAATATCTAATATCCGTGTTTTGAGTCTAACTTCGTATTCAAGAGCTTTTTCGCTTTCTTCCAGAAAAGCCTTTTCTCCTTCAAACACACGGGTGCTTTGTAATCCAGCCCTACTGCCTGCAATCAAGGACTGCATACTTCCTACTTGGGCCGAACTGATACCTCTTGTTCGTGCTTCTAATTCACGCTGAATTCTTTTTGCTTCTGCGGCTGCCGCACGTTTTGCAGCTTGGTTTTCGCGTTCTAGCTGCTTTATTTGGTCTTCCTTAGCTTTAGTTATAGAGTTTTCTAGTTGTAGCTTTAACCGAGTAGTTTTTACATTTAATTCTTCAAGTTTAAGCTGTGCTTGAGCAGATGTTATCTGTTTTTTCTTCTCTTGGCTAATAATAGCTTGTTCCTCTTCTGAGGCTTGTAAAAGTATTAATTTTTCTTCACTTTTTTGTACGCTTGCATCTAAAAGATTGCCTCTTGCTTGCTCAATAGTAAGCTCTTGTTCAGCAATTTGAAGGCCAATACGACTACCTGATGCAGACTGTAGCTGAGCATCTGCAGCTTTTTGCAAAGCTGCTTCTTTTTGTCGCACAACATCAGCTATTTTTTGCTCAAGCTCAAATTCGTTAAACTTACCCCGTGAAAATTCGTCTTGAGCTTTCTTTATAGCTGGGTCAGCACTAAATTCATTAACCCCACGTTTTACAAGTCGTGTAGTTTCAACTCTCTGTGCAATTGCCCCTGTAATTTGGCTTAAAAACGGTGCAATAGATGCAGATAAATCTGTGAAAGCCTTACTAAGCTGATTTGACAAGTTAGTGTTTGCGTCTCCATACTCCTTTAAAGCCTGCACACCGTCTTGACCCACAATTACAGCTAGCTGTTGAGACGCCAGCTGTAGAGCTTTTTCAGACCCAACAAAGGATTCCAGCGATTTAATTAGTTTTCCATTTTCTGTACCAGCGAGTCCAGCAGCATCTGCTAAAGCACCAATGTCTGCAGTTAGCGGGTTTAAAGCTTTGCCAAGGTCTCCTGCTTTAGCAATTAAGGTATCAACTGCCGTTCCAACCGCAGTACCTACTAGCGACAGTCCGAAGCCAAATTGACCTCCTGCAAGTCCACCTAACCCGCCACCAGCAGCACCACCTACTGAGGCGCCAATTCCTTGCCCGAAAAGTAATGGGAACGCTCCACCGATGATTGCGTTGCTTGCGGCGTCCTGTAATCTCTTGTTTCGGGCTGTGCGCTGTTTAGCGGCAGGACTGCCTGGGATGCCCACCGCACCACCAATCGGGCTGGTCTGGCCCCGCAGGTTGCCCGCTTGTGTAGAACGTTTGTCAAAATCTTCGCCTATTTGTTTGTTTAATTTTGCTCTTTTTTTATCTATTTCGTCCAGTTTGCTCTGTTCTGCTTCAAGCCGTCTTAGTAGCCTATCAAATTCAGCATCGTCCGCTTTTTTGCGTTGCCGGTTAAGACTGTTTTCAAACCGTTTTTCAATATTGAATAGCTCCGTTTGAAATGCTTTCTGCGCTTCAAATTCTTTTTGATTAGCCTTACTTTTTAGTGCGGCCTCCCTTGCAAGCTGTTCTGCGCGTCCAGTGCGCTCTTGAGGAGAAACAGGCCCAATAGGACTTAGGTACTGGGTGGTACGTGCTGATCTAGCCGGTAAAGGAGAAAATAAAGCTGTACTAGAAGCTGCACCTGGCCCTATAGGGCCTGGGTACTGCGAACCGCCCCTAAAGGCACCGCGCATATAGCCGCCTGCCATTGTGGTGGCAGCGCCCCGTTGCGTGGGGGCAGCCGCTGCGGCGTTATAAGCTTTAAGGGCCGCTGTAGCGCCTGTGCGATTTGCAATTTCTTGCTCAATAAGCTTGTTCTGTCTTTCTCTAGCTGCGTTGGCATTACCTAGAGCAGTAACGTAGTTGTTTACTGCTCTAGTCTCCTGTGGAGTGGCTGCCGCTACTTTACTTAAAGCTTTTTCAGCTAAAAATAATTGCCGTGAATAGTTTTGTATGCTTTGGGCTAAACCGCCAAAAGTAGTCGATTGTTTTTTATTAATTTCATTAATTTTAAAATTAGTCCCTTCAAGCCTCTTTTGAAGCTTGGTAAGTGCTTCTACGCCTTTTACGCCTATTTCAATTTCAGCTCTGTATGCCACGATCCACAGCTGGTACGTCGCTTTCTATTCTAGGCGCAGAATAGGCTACCTTCGGCGGCGGGCTTTTTCCATTTGTTTTTCCTGCTCTTCGTTGATGACTTGGAAGTAAGCGCTCCAGCCGATCAATTCTTCGGGCGTCATTGTGGTGCGGACTTCGGTCAAGCTCATGCCAAGCTCCTTGGCAACGCCAAATTGCAGCATGAGCCAGTTGTCTTTGCGAAGTTCCGCGACTAGGATTTTGGGTCCATTGGCTCTTCGTCTTCGTCAGCAAGAATGGCCAGCATCAAAGACTGCAGATCGCTGTCCTTGACTTCGTTTTTTAAAATATCGATTTCACCGGCAGAAAAAAGCTTGGCGCCGCTTTCGTCTTGTGCTTTTGCAATTAACAACTGCAAAGCAAACGCTCCAGCGTCGTCAGACTTGGCCTGCTTCTGGGCGCGTTCACGTTCAGCCATAGTTAAAGGGCTGATCCACATCTCAAATGTGGTGCCGTCAGACAATTTAACCTTGCGCTTGCTCGGCTGGAGATTTGCTGCCTTACGCAGCCGGTCAATGGCGCGATTAGATCCAGCGGGCATGATTTGTACTTGACTATAAAGTAACTATAGCGTAGCGCAATAAAAACCCCGGCAAAACCGGGGCTAGTTGCTTACTTAATAATTATTAAGTAATGCCTTAAGTAGCACTTTATCAGGTCTGGCTGAAGTCGAAGCTTGGGGTGCCAGATGGGCGGAAGCTTACGCTTACGGATTGTGCGTCGTCGGGAGTGACGTTCATGCTGGCAGAAGTCAGCACTGCTTCAAACTCGATGGAACGGCTTTCGGCTTCGTTCACTGAACCGCCGCTGAACACTTGATCGGTGTAAAGCTTGAAGGCAGCACCAGTCTGATTGCGCTGAAGCACGTCCTCGATCATGCGGTTGCTAAGGGAAGCATCCTCATCAGTCATGTAGACCGTTGCGCTGCCCGTACCATCGCCGAAACCGGAGATGTAGCTGCGGAATGGAACGTACTGACCAGGGGTTTGGCCGATGGTGGTTACATCGATTTCAGCACGGTTGATTTCAAAGCTCCAGTCACGGACCTGTCCGACTACTGCAAATGCGGCGTAGGCAACTTGGAAAGCATTAGGACTAACAGCTGTGCCGTCGTCGGTGATGGTGATTGTCGATCCACCCAGGGTTGCGGACACCTGCAGCACTCCGGTGCTAGCGGTGTAAGCAATAACGTAGTAGGTGGTTGAAGTGCTGATGCCTGCGGGAAGTGTGCCTGAACCTGAGCCGCCAGTTTGAGTGTTGATCACACTAAACTGCACAGGATCACCCACTTTCAAGTTCAAGTAGGTTCCAACAGTAATGGTGTCTGCGCCAGTATCGACGTTAGACTCGGCAAAACTGCTGGTTGTGCCAGCGGGTTTGTAGTAGAGGGCACCTGAAGTGCCGGACAGAACGGTGGTGGCCATTGGTACGCCAAAAATTAAGGGTCTCTGCGGGCACTGCCCGGCTACCTACAGGTTAGCGGCTATTTAAGTCAACACAGTTGCTACATAGCCGGTGTCAATACGACCTACAAAATGCGGTGATTCATCAGTAGCGGAAAATGTGGGGCCGTTTATTTCTCCTACTTTTACAAAGACACCTGTAGTAGTTTTGGATGTGTTATTAATTGTCTCTAATACGTTTACAGCAGTTGTTACCAGTTCTTGATTACGGGCCGGACCACGTCCTTTTTCTGTGAACAAACGGATTACTAACGCACCACGGGCATTATCCACGCTAGAAGTCAGCGTTGGTTCGTTCGTTAGGCCGAACGTGATGTTGACGCGGACGTACTCGGTGGTCGTATTTGGTGGTACGGCAGTGATGTTGTCAAAGTAAACCGGTACTGCTGGCACAAGGTTGTTAAACGCCGTCAGCAACGGGTTCTCCATTGATGCCCGGATCGCTTGGTAGTTCATTGCAGCCCCTTAAATAGATCATCCATTTCAATTCTGACGGCGCGGTCTAGTTTGCCCCCCTCTACATAGCTAGCGAACCAGTCAAGATCGGCGGTGGCACTAGATTCGCTGTCTGGATTTCCTCCACCTACATAGCCTCGGTAGGAAGGTTGCTGGCGACCGCCATCACCTTCACGAAATTTGCTTCGCCCTAGTTGGGTCTGCGGGAAAGGTTGACCTGGAGGCCGGATAAAGGCGCTTTCAACTAAATCCGTGGCTTCAGCTGCGTATTCTGCAAAGTTTGAAATAGTAAAAACAACTTTGTCTTTTGTAAGCACACTTTTTGCTACTTGGGGGCCTGTGACAGTTGGCGTAAAAATGGACCTTGGTTCGCCAGTTTGACCATCACCCTTAGAACTGCCTACACCGCCTAAAGGGCTTTCAATCTGCCAAGAGTTTGAAAACTTGCCGGTCCAGCTTGGGCCTTCCTGTTGAAGTTCGCGGACTGTGCGTTCTGCAGCGGCTTTTGGACCGTTAAACACGGTAGTCGCAGCTACACGGTCCAGTTCTTTTAAAAGTTTAACTAAACCGTTAGCCATTACTGTGGCCTCACGATAAGGGTGTGGTACACAGGCTTGTCACCGCGATAGGTCAAGATGTTGATAATCTTGGCTTCGCGGGTTTCACCTGCCTGCGGGTACTGCACACGGTCCGCTTCTGTTGGGTAATAGTCGCCAAGTTCTGCCGTACCAATCAAAATCTTTACATCCGTGCTTTGGTACAAGCCTTCGGATTCGCGGGGCGTCAGGCGGCTGATGATGCCCTTTACTGTGACGTTGGTGTCCGCTCCAGTTACAGCCCCTGTGGTTGGGTCGTAGGCGCGGGGTGTAGTGGTCTTGATGTACGTGATGTCCTGGCCCCAGTCGTTAAAGATCTGGGCTGGAATCGGCGAAAACGTGTCGTCTATTCTTGACATTTCATCCTCTAACAACGCGCACTTGATAACCCCCAGAACCGCCCAAGGTGAAGGCTCCAAGGTAAGACTGCAACCAAGGGTAGACATCAAAAATGTTGTTCACAGATCCAGTTGCCTGGCTATCTGTGTTGTACTTCACCTTTAGTTCACCTAGCTCGACTTCTTCATACAAACCTTCGGTTCCCGTGTTACCCGTGACCGCTTCGGTGTCGTTTGCTAACGCACGCGCCAGCTCGTAGGTGGCGTATTTGATGTCCGCTGGGATGGTGGAACATGTAAGTTCTACCCGGTCAACGTGGTAGTTGTTGCGCGGCCAGCTCAGTGCTTGGCCATTGTCGCAACGGTCACCGTAAAAGTTAAGTACGTCGATCCAGCGGGTTGCGCTGATAATCGCGCGGTTCTTTTGGTCGTCAGTTTTGTCGTCCCAAGTTGAAGAACTTGGAACGGTCTCGAAATAGGCGTTTGCTTCCGCCAGCGTCACAAAGCTGTTGGAATTTTCGCCTTTTAATGTGGCATCGATTGTTGCGGCCACAACACTGCAAGAATACTTTCTTTGATTTTAGCCCAATAAAAAACCCCGCCGAAGCGGGGCAGTATCAGCTTTTGCTGGACGTATCAGGCGATTGCGCTGGTGTCCAGTGGGCTGTTGACGATCAGCTCGACCATGGGGATCAGGTCGGTGTCGTAGGTTGCTGACCAGTTGCCAGCAGTGGCCAGAGTGCCGTTGGTGGGGTTGTCACCAGCACTGGTCCACTTGGTGCCCATCACGTGATAAGCGGTGTGGTAGTCCACAGAAAGTACGTCCTGCTTCGAGAGCACGTTGCGGTCTGCTTCAATGCGCAGATCCTGCTGGACGCCTTCCAGAATTGAACCCCCGCGCATCAGGTAGCAACGGAACTCCTTCACGTCGCCTGACGTTCCAGGGACCACAGTGTTGACCTGTGGATCCATGATCACGTTGCAGCCTGCAAACTCGCCGATGCTGCGAGCACCGACGCCGACGCCACCACCGCCCCAGGTAACGGCGCCAGAAGCAGCCAGTGCAGAGGTGCTGAAGGTAAGAAGGCCAACCTGATACAGGTAGAAACCAACGGATGGGTGGACAATCAAGGTGTCCAGCTCATCGCCACGCTCGCCAAGAGCAGCGCGGGCCTCAGCCAAAGTGGCTGCGGTCAGGAAGTTGGCCTCGCCTTGTCCGCTGGTTGCTGCAATTGCCTTGTCCAAAGAATGGGCAGACAATGCTGTGCCAAACAAACCGGCAAGCTGCGAAAACAGGCGTGCGCTTTTCAGCTTGTTGATTGCATCGGCAAGCTGGTTGCGGATGTGAAGCATTGGGTCTTCGCCCGCTGCCAACATTGCAACGTCGTCCACTGCATACGCGAAACCGCGA